ATCTTTCTTACGTCGTTCCATTCTGGCACCCGAAGGACACAGCCTCGTCGTCTGTGACCTCTCCCAAATCGAACCACGAGTCCTCGCATGGGTTGCCGGATACGAAGAACTCTTAAACATCTTTAGAAGTGGGCAGGACGCATACGCTGCGTTTGGTGCGCAGATGTTTGGTATACCCAACCTGTCCAAGGAGAGTCATCCTGAGCTAAGGCAGTCTGCCAAGTCAGCACTACTGGGCGCGGGGTACGGCATGGGGTGGTCGTCGTTTGCTGCACAGTTATTAACAGGATTCCTCGGCGCACCGCCCATGCGGTACGACAAAGCTTTTGCTAAACAAGTTGGTGTAACTGGAGTGGATGCGCACAACTTCCTGAAAGACAAGGAAGCGATGGCGCGGCTGGAGAAAATACCACGCACCTGTACCGATGAAGAGCTGTTCGTCCATGCACTAGCTGCCAAGGCAATCATTGATAAGTACCGACGTGCAGCGCACTTGGTGACAGACTTCTGGGCAATGTGTCAGTCAGCGATAGACCACTGTCTGCTCAAAGGCGAGGAGTACACATACAAGGGGCTGCACTTCAGCAAGGGACAAATTCTCTTGCCAAACGGTATGAAGCTGCGCTATCCTGACATCAAATTCTCGAAAGAGAAGGGGGTGGTGTATGGCCCCGACGAGACTAAGCTGTACGGTGGGAAGCTGACCGAAAACATCGTTCAGGCGCTAGCTCGTATTGTGATGACAGAACAAATGCTTAGGATACAAAAACGCTACCCAATAGTACTGACAGTCCACGACGAATGTTGTATAGTGACGGAAGATAGCATGGTTCAAGAAGCATATGATTTTTGTATACAAACAATGTCCACCGCACCGAAATGGGCGGATGGAATACCAATAAGTTGCGAAGGCGGGTATGGCAAAAGGTACGGTGACATTAAATGAAGGGGACGTTTTTGGAAGGCTCAAAGCGTTACACCAAACGCGCAAAACTTATTGGCTGTGTAAATGTATTTGCGGGAACACAACTGAAGTTCCCAGACACAGACTTGCATCAGGGAATACTAAATCGTGCGGGTGTTTAAAGAAGAGCGTACTGGGAGAATCAAAACTTAAGCACGGGATGGCAAACTCACGAGTGACAGGATATAAAAATCGAGCATATGGGGTGTGGCAGGCAATGAAAGATAGATGCACTAACCCCAACAGAAAAGACTTTAAATACTATGGAGGGCGCAATATATCGTTTTGTAAAGAGTGGCAAAGTTTTGAACAGTTCTATAAAGATATGGGCGAACCGCCGGAAGGAGCTTCCTTAGACCGAATTGATAATAGTGATGACTACACGCCAGCAAACTGTAGATGGGCATCGCGTAGCGAACAAATATCAAATTCAAGAAAGGCACTGAAGATTGAAATAAATGGGGAAGTTAAAACGCTTAAGGCGTGGCTTGCGGTATACGGCGTGTCCGCAACTGTTTACTACCGAAGGCGTAAAAAAGGTTGGAGTGAAGTTGATTCAATAGTGAATGTTAAATAAAAGGAGAGTTACGTGGACATACCAAAGACGATACGTGTCGGTAACAGACGCTACACCATCAAGCTGCAACACGTTGACGAGCCATACACTACCGGCTACACCGTGGACAACTTAATTGTTATAGCGTCCAGCAACAAGACTAAACACACCACAGAGAACGAACGCGCACTGACGTTCTGGCACGAGTTGACGCATGTCATCCTCGATCACGTGCGCCCGAAGTTATCCAACGACGAGCAGTTTGTTGAGCACTTTGCGGAGACAATGCACCAGATCGTCAAGTCAGCGAGGTTCTAATGAAAGCATGGTCCCACTCAGCACTCAAAGATTTTGAAGGGTGTGCAAGACGTTATCACGAAGTACGGGTGTTAAAGAATTACGTACAGAAACCCACGGAACAGATCCGCTACGGTAAGGAGTTACACAAAGCCGCAGAAGATTACGTAAAAGATAACACCCCCATACCCCCACAGTTCTTATATGTGCAGCCTACGATTGATGCGCTGCTTGCCAAGCCGGGCACTAAGTACGCTGAGCATGAGATGGGACTGACCGTAGACCTGCGCCCATGTGGGTTCAAAGATGAGAACTGTTGGGTGCGTGGTATTGCTGACTTGTTAATCGTTGATGAAGAAAGTTTAACTGCCTGGGTGGTGGACTATAAGACGGGTAAGGACAAGTACCCTGACAAGGAACAGCTTACCCTGATGTCACTCATGGTGTTCGCACACTTCCCCATCATACGTGTGGTGAAGTCTGCTCTGTTATTTGTAGTGAAAGACACAATGGTCAAGCACAAGGTCATGCTTGAAGAAGCGACGACTTATTGGCAGGACTATCGTGAACGGGTAGCGCGTCTTGAAGCAGCGTTTGCTAACAACGTGTGGAACCCAACCGCAACACCACTCTGTCCGTGGTGTCCTGTAAAGACTTGCGAATTTAATCGGGGGCATTGATATGACACAAGTAAACGGCAAACGTGATTACAAACACGCTTATAAATTACAGAAGAAATCAGGGGAAACCAAAGATCAGATTGAGCGCCAACGCGCAAGGAGAATGTATGACAAAGAAGGTATTGACCGCAGTGGTAAACACATCGACCATGAAGTTCCTATTCGAAGTGGAGGAACTTCTACAAAGCACAATACAAGACTTCGACCCCCAAGTAAAAACATGGCTGACAACGGCAAGTGATGATGAACTAATTGCTCTGTGGACCGCACGTTACGGCGAAGGATGGCGGCGCGACAACCTTAAAAAGTTTCAAGTTAACTCATGGGAGACAAATGAAATCTTTGATATATGTTTTGCGGGTGAAATGAGCAAAAGAAATTTATTAGAACGCCACCACCACATGGCCGAACAGGTAACGCTATACAAACTAAAATGCAAATCATAGAAAATAAAGCAGTGCTGCTCAGGACACGCAAGCCTGACAAATACACTGTCATACCAAGGAGTAAGCACCTCGGAGAAGTAGCGCCCGGACTACATGAGGTGCTCGTGTTCTGGGGGTTGGACGAGATGCGGGTCTTGCGTAATCTGGGCGTTAAAGCTGTGCCGTCACCCATCAAGGCTAAATACAACTGGCCGGGGAAGCTCAAGCCGTTTGCGCATCAGATTGATACCGCATCGTTCTTAACGCTACATCGTCGAGCGTTTGTGTTCAACGACCCCGGCACGGGTAAGACATTGTCTGCGCTGTGGGCTGCTGACTATTTGATGCAGAAGGGGTACGTGCGTCGATGCCTCATCTTGTGCCCACTGTCTATCATGCAGGACGCGTGGATGAACGGTATAAGTAAAAGCATCATTCATCGTAGCGCTATCGTGGCACATCATCAGCAAGCGGTTCGTCGTATTGAGATGGTGCAGGGGGACTATGAGTTTGTCATCATTAATTATGACGGATTGAACTTAATCTCTAACGAAGTCAAGGCAGACGGCAGGTTTGACCTTATCATCGTTGACGAAGCGAACGCTTACAAAAACGTCAGCACGCTAAAGTGGAAGACGCTTAGCAAATTACTCACACCACAGACGTACCTGTGGATGATGACCGGCACTCCTGCATCGCAGTCACCGCTTGATGCTTATGGTTTAGCTAAACTTGTTAACCCAACAGGTGTGCCAAATTTCTTTACAGCGTGGCGTGATAAGACGATGAACAAGATCACGCAGTTTAAGTGGGCGCCCAAGAAACAAGCAGCACAGTTAGTGTTTGACGCGCTACAACCTGCAATACGTTATACAAAAGAACAGTGCACAGACTTACCGCCCGTGCTTGTTGAAACACGCGACATACCACTAACGCCACAGCAAAGAAAGTATTACGTTATGCTGAAGGAACGTATGCTGGTGCAAGCTGCGGGTGAGACAATATCGGCAGTTAATGCTGCGGCAGGGGTTAGTAAGTTGTTGCAGATCAGCGCTGGTGCAGCGTACACCGACGATAAAGAAGTTGTGGAGTTTGACTGTAGCCCGCGCTTGTCTGTGTTGATGGAAGTGCTTGAAGAAACAAAGCGCAAGGTCTTGGTGTTCGCAGCATTCAGGCACAGCATTGACACTATTCATAACTATCTCACCAAGCATGGCGTTGCCAATGAGCTGATACACGGCGACGTATCAGTAAAAAAGAGAACAGATATATTCAAGCGCTTTCAGTCTGAGGACGCTCCGCGTGTTCTGGTGATACAACCTCAAGCAGCCGCACACGGCGTAACACTTACTGCTGCGGACACAGTGATCTTCTGGGGGCCAGTGATGTCTGTTGAGACTTATAAACAGTGTATCGCTCGTTCTGATCGTATCGGGCAGGACTCAACCAAGGTGACGGTCATTCACCTACAAGGCAGTGACATTGAACGCAAGATGTTTAAGGTGTTGGAAGAGCGTGTGGAGGATCACTCCATGCTGATAAAACTTTATGAATCGGAGGTTGCACGATGACAGTTTGCATGTATAATATTTGACATAACAAAAGGAGAGTTGATATGGAACAAATCCCAATGGACAAGTTGGCGCGTGTGTATCTCAAGATACGCGCACGTATTCAACAACTTACGCAACAGTATGAGTCTGAGGTTGAAGAACTGAAGGCGCAGCAGGATGAAATTAAAACTGCGCTTAAAGATCAACTGATGGCACTCGGCAGTAAATCGGTGCGAACCGATCAAGGCACTGTGATCTTGGCTACCAAGACACGGTACTTCACACAAGACTGGGATTCATTCAAGCAGTTTGTCACAGAGCATGATGCGCTCGATTTGTTTGAGCGACGTATTCATCAGAGCAACATGGCAAAGTTTCTTGAAGAAAACCCCTCTCTTGTACCCCCCGGTCTTAACTCTGATAAAGAGTATGACGTATCTGTAAGGAAACCTACTAAATGAGTAACGTAACAGTTTTTAATGCAAACAAAGCTCCCGCATTTGCCAAGTCGCGTGGGCTGTCTACTATAGCTAAATCACTCACTGGTGGTGGCGCAGCTAGCGGTAAGAACATCTCTATCAAAGGCGGTGTGTTTCGTTTGATTAGTGATGGTAAAGAGATCGCTGCAATCGATGATCGCCATCTTGATGTTGTGATTGTCGCTGCTGCTCCCAAGGTTGGCCGCACGTTTTACATGGGCAAGTACGAAGAAGGTAAGACTACATCTCCCGCATGTTGGTCTGCGGACGGTGATAAGCCTGACGCATCAGTACAAGAACCACAACATACTAATTGTGCTGACTGCCCTCAGAATATTCAGGGTAGTGGTGAAGGTAACAGCCGTGCGTGTCGTTTCTCTCAACGTATTGCTGTGGTACTTGCTAACGATGTTGAGGGTGACCCTCTGGCGCTATCGCTTCCTGCCACTAGTATTTTTGGTAAAGACGTTAACGGGGACATGCCTCTCCAAGCGTACGCACGTTGGTTGGCAGCACAAAATATCAACCCTGAAGAAGTTGTCACACGTCTGCGTTTTGATACTAAGGCTGCTGTACCCAAGCTTTACTTCAAGACCATGCGCTGGC